CGGATGTTTAGAAATATCATGCAGAGTGTCAGCCAGTAATGCATGATGCGGAGCTTCCCCGTCAATCAGGGCTAAACGATTCTAGTCCGGCAGGAAAGATAAATCGTGACAGCGTGGAGAGACACGCGCTCAAAGCACACTGGTATCAACTGGAATTTAGTAACCCGGAAAAGTTAATTTAAATTCCAGTTGAGTCGTGCTGTAATCGCTTTATGGCAGTCCTAGAGTATAGGTTAAGGTTAGGGTGAAAATCCCGACTCCGAGCTTTGGTGCAACTCCAAACTAGCTGCCCCCATTCCCCTTTTTTACCTGTACAAATTAAACACAAAAAACACTTCAAAACAAGGCATAAATTTCACTATATCTGATTATGATGATAATCAGACCTTTGTTTTGAAAAGTTCTTGGTGTTCTTCATAGAAAATATGAAAGCAATCTTTGCATAATCCCGTATAACCTTTTTCGTTATCAGGAGGGTAACATTCTGCTGTATCGGCTTCGCACATATCGCATCTAGGAGGCATAGAATATTCAATCTTCATTTTCAACCTTTTTTAAAAAAGGCAGCGATTAACGACTGCCTCAACTGTTTTTACCGTGGGTAAATCAGATAGGGTCGCGAATCATTTCAGGCACACCATACGGAGACCATATAAAATGAATCGCTAGGTATATCTATATTATTCTTCTTCACCAGAACCGTCTATTTCTTCATCAATACTCACAAAATCCTCGGAAATTTCCTTAGAATTGTCATATTTCTCAGAAATAACCTCAGCTTTGCCTTTTATTTTTTCTTTCTTCTCTTTTTTAGGCTTACGAAAGGACTTCTTATAAGCATCTTTTGATATTCTATCTGTGAACATGCACTCACTGATAAAATTAATACCACGCAATAGGCTATCAATACGGTCTTCTAGGCGTTTAAATTCTTTATAGATTTTGCTTTGGTTGTCTAGGGATATACCTTCCACAGGGTCATATTTATCTTTTTTAATGGAGACTAAGGTTTCAGCAGTAATTCCAAAGGCTTTCATAATTTCTGAATCAGAGGCTTTGCGCTTCAGATACATCATAATCTTTTTAAGCTCATCCATTCCTGGCTGCTGATTAAAATTGTCGCCTATCTGATTTTGACGCCAGCTCGAAGGTACAATAAGCGGTTTATGGACTGTGGGCTTATAATTATCTAGTGTTACTTTTTCTTTATCGCTCCCGTCTATAGAACACGGGTCAAAGGTATAACTTTCTTCTGCCATCATGATAACGCTCCCTGTTCTTTATCATTTAATTCTCTTAGCTTTTTAAATTGTTGTGGTGAAACTCCGTCTTCCACAAATTGCTTAAATTCTCCTAAATCCATTTTTTTATATTTAGATGAAACTCTGGGGTCATTTCTTAATTTCTCTAAAAAGGTTTCAACATCCAGTATTACAAAAGATTCATATTCCTCTTTTTTAATTATTGTTACGCGCAAGCTCTCCATGGCAACATCCTTTTAAATAGGCCAATATTACTTCCTTGGCGGCATCCTCGCCCCATACTGCTACAGCTTCATAACCTCGCTCTAATTTCCTTTGCAAGAACTTCACTTGCTCCGGAGACAGTTTGCCTTTTCCGACTTTTAGCTCAATCCATAAGCCAGATTTGCCAGAAACAGGCAAAGCCAGGAAAAAATCTGCAACACCTCTTTTAACACCCATTCGCTTTAGTTTGCGGCCTTCGTCAAAACTGCACTTTCTCTCATTGGCAAAATGATGAAAATCATCTGCCAAATCTGGAAAATCATGATGAAACCAGTTCACTAGGTTGATGTGGTCTATTTGCTCCGGTGATAAGTGCATCCTCAAGCTCCCGAACTCGTTCCCTAAGTTCATCAAGCGCACGGCCTACAGCTCTGTTTTCGTCTAGTTGTCGGTGGTAATGATTCCAAAGAGCCTTTAAGTGTGAGTCAGCTAATTCAAAATGGTCATCATTATCCATGGCTCATTTTCCTTCCCGAATCATGAGCGCAATATCAGTTGCCCTTTGGTGCACTTCCTTTGCCCACTTAGAATTTAACGCAGCCTGTGCAGCTCCCGTATAGTCAAAAGATTGTAGACAGTTAATCATTGCCTTAAATTCCAGCAAGTCAGTAATACCAAGATTGAAGTTCATATTGATTAAGGCATTTTTAACGCCTTGAGGTTGCTTGTTGTACCAAGCGAATTGCTCAAGTTCTTTTACCGCCTGATTGAAGTCGTTTTGAAACATAAGCTCAGCTTCGTCCGGTCTTATGCCATCTTCAAGGTTTCTTCCCCAGCCAACAGTACAATGACCGTTGGTGTCTATGTAAGTATGAAGCTCTAATTTCTCACAGCTTTTAATCCATTGTTGTAAATCCTGCATAGCAAATATCCTCCTGATAAATGAACAAGTTTTAATTTAAGGTTTTTTGGAATAGAAAAAGAAACCTGTGGGGTTTTATTCATCCTGAACATCCCCACAGGCCACAAAGAAAAGCTATCCTTAGCTTGTTCATCTACATCCCTTCTTACGCTGGTGTAACAACTCTGTAACGCACATATAGAGTAGCAATACTATCACCAGTTGTGAAATCTCCAGTTTGGTTGGAGAGGTACACGGCTACGTTTTGAGAAGCTGTTTTGGTAACACTTAAGGTTCCAGCTACGCCACCATTGGATAAGAACCCATTTGCAGCGACTCCGTTTAAAGAGGCAGCAGCCAGTGTTCCAGAAGCTACAGGACCAGCCCCATGCGCAGCGTTACCATATTGGGCAGCAAGGACACCACCAGCAGTGTATTGAGTGGTTACAAAAGCAATATCCCACAAAATACTGTCGATGATAATTAAAGTTCCTGCTCCTTGAGCCGCAACTAGCTGTACAGGTGTATCATAAAGGGCTTTAATCTGAGCAGCAGATAAAGTCACTGTAGCCTGAGCGCCTACATCTAAAGCCAATTGCGCATAATCAACCGCGTTATTCGCAATTTTAGACCCACTTACGGCGCCAGCTGCTATTGTTAGAACCCCAGTATTGCTCATCGTTGCATCGCCTGATAATGCACGGGCAGTCGCTACGTTTGAAGCATTACCAACAAAAAGGTCACCAGAAGGGAGTGTATTGGATAAACCGCCGTTGGCAGCAAGAGCCACAAAAGCGTCAGTAGTCGCATCATAAGTGAAAAATCCAATCTGAGCTGTGGCATAGTAGATTAGAACTAAATCTTCATTTTCCCATTGCCAAACGCCGTTATTCAATAACTCAACAGCAGCTAATTGAGAACTAAAGTAATCAGTAGCAGTAATGGTTCCTAAATTATCTGTAGTTACTATCCCCACAATATTGGGGAATAAGTTAAATTCCCTTTTAATCGATGTAATTGGCATCTCGAATCTCCGTATAATTTATCTGGTTTTATGCTTCAGGTTTTTGCGTCTAATTCTATCTAAATCGTCAACACCTAAATAACCAACTCCTTCGGCTGCGGCATCCGTCCGCACGCCATATTTACCCGTATCGCAAGCAGTTTCAATCAGAGGGTCATGACCTTTGAAACCCTCTTTTCTGCCCTCTCGTATTTCAATTGGTTTTTTCGGAATATCATCATAAGCCATGATCATCTCCTAGTAGCGGCAATCCTTTTTGTCTTTTTTCTCGGATTTACGTTCCATCTTCTTTTCCATTTTCTTTTCTTTCATTTCCATTTTTTTCATGGGTTTTTTATCTTTTTTCATTTAGGTGACTCCACAGGTGGTCTAAGTGCAATTTTGCTGTTAACCCATGAAACTACGGAATTCACAGCGGCCGTTACTTCATCAACAAACGCGTTTTGTATCTCAGGTTCATGCTGGATAAATTCAGCTTCTAATGCTTTAACTAATTCATTTGTCACAAAGGATGATAATAGGCTCATCGTTTTTTCCCCTTAGGTTCGCCACGGTGTAAAATCTTATCGGCTTTAGCGTCAATTTTAGCTTTAGAAGAAGACGACAATTTACCCTTATGCTCCATTTCAGAAGCCCTGCTTTTTGCATTGGCAGCGTGGCTTTTGTCAGGCATCGGGTATTTTTTTTCACCAGGCAATCCAAAATCGCCTTTAGGCAGCTTGTTTCTCGTCTTGCTCGTCAGCTTCGCCATTTCCCTGGCCTCCTGATAATTTGAGTGCTTCTGCTTCAAGTTTTTTAATAGTTAAATCACAGGCAAAAATAGCACCTATCAATTGATTTAAATTATTTTGAGCAAAATCTTTTTGTTGTACGAATTGAGCGTGTTGTTGTCTCAATTGATCTAATATGCTTAATTGGGGAACAGCGTTGTTTTCATCTGACATCTAAATTACTCCATGTAAAATAAATTGATTGAAAGTACTACACTACATTATCAAATTAACTTGGTTCTGTCATTTCATAACCTAAAACATAAATACTTAAACGAGCGCCTCCAATAGTTTTATATTGAAGCTTAATATCAGAGCTTACGCGCATTGTAAGACATAATCTATCCTGTAGGTCATTTGGAGCTGCGGAGCCCACAATTAATCCCGTAGATTGGCCGCCAAAACTGCGTAGATAAGCAGACCCAGCAGTACCGCTGGCGGAAGTAATGCATTGGACATAAGCCATTCTAGCATTATCTGGTATAAATCCAGAAAGTGAGACATCAGAAAATCCACTTGAGACTCCATTGTTTAATACACTATAAGCGCCGCTTGTTTCAGCTCCGGTCAATCTAATGATAGGCATCGGCCACGCGGATAAATGAAAATCAGGGATTCCGTCACGTGAGGTACTATAAACAAATCCGAATCTTAGTTTTCGATAAAGCGTAAATCCAGCTGGAACCACAACGCCACCATATATAATAGAATTGGATATTACAGCGCCCACTTCTCCAGTCGTTTCATTTTTGACGATATAGACAAAGTAGCCTCCTCCATTTTCTGGAACACTGGTATCTAGGCCATTCAAGCCATTACGGGTCATATCTAAAGTTAATATAGATGTAAGCTGAGCAAAGGAGTTACCGTCAGAGCTTGCGCACCAACCAGGATTAATTAATAGTTGGTTCGTTGATAATTTGTCGGGCTCAAATCCTGATAGAGCTAAAAGCATTGGAGTTGTTGGCGATACCATATCATTTCCTTATTGAGCCCAATTCTCAGGCGGTAGTGTAGGGAAAACCTGATCGACTTGAGGATTATTTATAATCACTCTTAACGCAGCTCGATAAGTTGTCCAGTCTGCTTTATTTGTTAAATTCACATCGGGAAGCATTGTCCAATCGCTAGATTGAATTAAACTCATGGCTTGTAATTTGGCATTATTTTTCTTCTGGTCATCAGTTAAAACGATTACAGGAATCGGCGCATTCATCACATCATTCCACATAGTCACGCATTGATTAGCCCAATCAGGTAATTCAGTAATAGGCTCATCAGCTTGACCGATACGCTCTATCCATCCCGAATTATTCATCCATTGCAGAGCGTGAACATCTGCTGGAACCATACTTAAACCTAATCCCACAACAGCCACGCTATCCACATAGACGGCAAAATCAGCGGGTACAATCGATAATTTATTCATTATCTATCCTTTTAATGTTAGAGGCTTGCATCAACAAATCCTGTGATGACAAATTAGCCTTGACCATCTCATTCCTGAATGATTCAACCGCTGCACCCGTTTGCCTTTGCATTTGACTGTTTTCAATCATCAACATTGGAATCCAGGCTACAGCACACGCAAATTCATCGACTTCTTGATTTGATTGCGGGTTTTTTCCTCTTATGTGCGTAAACCAGGCACACTCAAATTTTTTGCAAGGCTCAAAGTTATTAATAGGGCAATTATCCTTAATTTCTATCTTCATCTAGTTTTTGCTCGCTTGTATTACGTCAACATATTGAACAGCCATATTGATAGCTGTTCCCGTAAAGGTATGAGTATGTGAACCTCCTCCTCCCTGAGCACCAGTATTTAAAGCTGTTCCACCTAAAGTTTGTGAAGATCCTGTTGGTGCGCCCACTCCTCCTCCAAAGTTATTTGAATGAGAATGCGCAGGGGTATCAGGTACAGTTAATGTATATCCCGAGTTCGTACCTGCTACAGATTGTGAAGCAAAAGCGGTGGTAAATGCAACTGAGCCTCCGGTTCCCGCTGTACCTGTGACTACTCTTAAAGCGGAGTTATCATTGGTCGTAGTATTTTTAGTCCATCCGGTTGGGGCTGCCGTTTGGGCAAAGAGCATGATTGTTCCAGAAGGAATGGGGCTACTTCCTCCTGCTGGAGTAGTCCATGTTCCTGCTCCGCTCCAATATGTTGTTGATGATGCTCCAGTACCACTGTTTAGGTTCGTCACTGGCAAGTTTCCAGTCACACCAGAGGTTAGGGGCAATCCAGTCGCATTGGTTAAGGTTGCACTGCTTGGAGTACCTAAAGCACCGTTGAAGGTAACAAAAGCACCAGCTGACCCCACATTGATTGCCAAGGCTGTTGCTACACCAGTACCCAATCCAGTCAGACCTGATATGGGTAATCCTGTGCAGTTAGTTAGGGTTCCGCTGCTGGGCGTTCCAAGAGCTCCATTAAATGTTACAAAAGCCCCAGCGCTTCCAACGTTAATGGCCAGCGCTGTAGCGACCCCTGTTCCTAATCCGGTAATGCCAGAAATCGGCAATCCTGTAGCATTAGTTAAGGTCAAAGAGGCTGGCGTTCCCATAGCCAATCCATTTGGCAATGTGGTGCTAATACTTGGCACGCTCCCCGCAGAAGTCACTAAAACCCCTGAGGCAGCCGTTGCAAGACCTGATACCGCAGTACCACTCGCAGCATACCAGGCCATCTGGTTTATTAATCCTGAATTTACCGTACCACTTCCAGCACCAGGAGGAGTAGTCCAAGTTCCTGCGCCAGACCAGTAGGTCGTAGCACTCGCTCCGCTTCCAGAATTTAAATTGGTTACGGGTAAATTTCCGGTAAATCCTATAGTAATGGAACCACTGGCATTAGCGACCAATATATTTTGACCTGAGTTAATCGCTGCTGCGACCGGATCACTTGAGGTAGTTCCAATTAAAATCTGACCAGCACCAAGCACAATAGAGCTCAGCATTGATGCGCCTTCTCCTATTAATACCCCATGAGCCGTTAATCCCGTTAAAGTCATATTTACAAAAGTTGGTGTGCTCCCTGGGGCTATATCCTGAGGGGCAGAAATTGTTACGTTTCCAGTCTGAGGAATACCGACAGTATTATTTGCCAAGGCTTGGTTCGCCGTACCAGTAATAGAATGCACTGAGGCTGTATAAAGGCCATCTGCATAGGTCTTATTAACCAAATCTATTCCAGCCACAGGAGCAGCCACAACAGAGCCCAGGGTTAAAGTTGCCGTGGAAGAGGTGATTGTCGCCCCAGGAATTGTCAATCCGCTGGGCAAGGTCGTGCTTAATGAGGGAACAGAAGATCCATTAGTAATCAAGACTGAATTAGCAGCTGCCAAAATAGGTGATACAGCCGTTCCTGCCGAAGCATAATAGGCTAGGTCATTGGTAGCGCCAGGATTGACGGTACCAGTACCGCTTCCTGATAACTGAACCCAATCATTTGGAATAGTATCAAAATACTCATACACCAAAGTATCAGTATTAAATCGTAAGCGACCATCGATTGTCACGCCAGGAACTGGTCTTTCAGCAGTTGACCCAGAGGCTAAGAAAGTCCAGGGGTTATTAAAGCGAGTGTTAACACCGCCCTCTAAACCAACGGTCGTTTCATTATTTGCCAAATCACCACCATCAGCAAATTCACTAAATTTTATAGTATTTACCATCACGAATCCTTGTGTTGGTTTTAATTAACTTCCTTGTATTTGCCTTAGCGAAACTCCAACGTATGCTCCGGCACTATCACCCGTAACAAAGGATAATGTATCTCCTCCTCTAACATAACGCTTGTCAGGTTTAAACTCACTATAGGGCTGAGCTGTATTAGCGCCTCCGCCTGGAGTTGTTGCAGCAGAGTTTAGGCAAACAAAAATGTTTGAGTTTAAAGCATAGCCAAATAACGCTTGGTAATACTGCTCAGAAGTGCCTGGAATAGTCCAAGATTGAGCCGTATTTGTGGCCAAATTAAATTGCTTGCATGTATCGCTAAAAGGCATTGTTTCTTGATAATTCGAATTATATAAAGTGGACATTTATTAGACTCCTAGTCTGGCATCATTTGTAAAATGGTATAAAATATAACTGTCTGTTGTATTTCCGACTGTAGCAGTAATGGATCCATTATAGAGAGCCCCGTTTGTATTAACTAAAAATTGAATTCCACTATTTCCTACATTGCTAGCAGTCCATACGGTATCTGCAAAAATCATAGTCCCTACATTAGTTGTTCCATTAAACATAAATCCTGTGACTTGATCTAAGACTCCATTAGGAGATGCCAGATGTGTTATAGAACTGGTGGTTCTTTTAGGTGTCTTAAATTGCAATCCAAATGCTTTTGCATACATGGATATTGTTAACACGGTTTGTCCAAATCCCTGAGTTGCTAATAATGCGCCATTGGGTACATTATCTGTAATTAAACTTCCTAAATTCTTAGATGATTCAAAGTAATATTGACATCGTGATAAGGTCTCATCAAAACCCAATACATTGCTCGCTATAGAGAATTCATTAGGAACCAATGACACATCATTAAATGTAATGTAATCAGCAACAGAGTTTTGATTTAGATTATCTAGCGTGTAAATTACTATTCCCAAAGTCATTAAATTAGAGCTTAATGCGGGCAATACCATACCCTCAAATGGGAAACTAGTTGGTACACTTCCCAAGGTATAAATTGGGTCGTTCCTGGGAATGATTTGATTCCATCCACTTTGAAAAACCGGATCGCTTCCAGGGGTATTACTCCATGATGAAATAGGTTCGATACCCGTTAATGAAGGGGGCAAACTGGTTCGCCATATAAGCCGCATTTTAAATCGACAGGTGCTTCCGTGTGTTGTAGTTAATTTAGCTTTAACAAGTGATGATAGAATCAAGTTCCAATATGGGTACATAGTTCTTGGGTCAATATATTGAATCATCGCAAAACGGTTTATAGCTCCCAATGCAGTTACTTGGAAACCAAAACCATTAGCAGCCGTATCTTGTCCAGCTAAAACCTCCGAGCCTCCACCCAATTGATAGATAATAGTCTGGTCAGCTGTATACCAACATTGCAATGGTGTTCCAGGAGGGTTACTTGGAGTTGTAGGAGTAGTAGGGGAAAATCTCCATGGATTTTGACCAAAGTTCCATCCCGTTAATAAGCTCTCTTTTGGCTGCATCAAAACAGAATCCCTGTAATGATGCCAAGTATGGTCTATTTGACGCTCTATTGTTGATTGCTCATAGGGATATTCAACATCAACTTGACCTGAAATCAATTGCAAACTGGTAATTGTGATATTGGCATTTATTGGGATATTTAACTGATATTCAATATATGCAGTAGGTGGGAAGTCGGTATCTGCTGAAGCTAGGATTTGTCCAATTCCAGGATATTCGGTAA